TTCTTTAGTTCCCGGGCCCTGGTTTCCATTGTGGTGTCAAAATCCCGCCCCTTGCTGGCATGAATATCGGTTAAGGTTGTGATATTATTGTTTAGTTCGACCTCTTTACCCTTCGCCTCTTTCACCGGATCAATATAGTCCCGTCCGGGTGGTATCCACACATGATTGAGATAATCATCCTTGCGCCTATCGAAACCGGGGGCCTGTAAAATCCCACGTACAACAAAATCAATGGCAACATTCTCCCAAACAGCCCCACATAAATGATTCATCAGATACGCTTGACGCACTATTTTTGCGATATCAAACATCATTAAGACTGTTCGCGCATTGGAGTAATTCATGTCGGCCCACTTCTGAGACACTATCTCGGGTGGTATATCCAAAGCATTGGAAGGTCCTCTTAACAGTTGGTCGATCATCTCCCCGAAGGCGTCGTTGGGGCGTTTGGGTGAATGCACAGTTATATCTTCACCTGGATTAAGGTAATTCCACTTCCCAGGTGCAAATTCATGTCCTCGTTGAGTGGTTCCCTCATCTCCTGCATCTTTTATATCGAAGTTTGTATATGCAGCTTGGAAATTCTGTGCCGCTGGAGTAGTTACTATCCCCGTTAAACAAGCATCTTCAAGGGCTGCGTATTTCTCGGCCTCTGTGTATCTGTCAAGATCCTGGATGTCTTTAAGGGCTGCCGCGAATTGGGAGAAACCTATCTCCTGTTCCGGGCGTAAGGGATTATAAAGATGAAGGACTTTGCGGGTTCCGTTAGGATTGAAAGCGGGGATTTGTTCAAAGTTGTCTGATTTTGAACCAACTGGAATAATGCTTTCACCTGGATGTATTTTCAGGACATAATAATGTTTTGGCACCCCCTCTTCATCAAATTCAATCCCGTTTCTGATTCGTGGGTTATTGATTTCACTGAAAGGCGTTTGCAACCTGTCTATTTCCAGCAATTCAAGGCAATAGGGAATTAATCTGTCCCGACGCCGGGAATTACGGCCCACGGCTATGACAGCACCATCTCTCAATAGAGACATTTCCGCTGTGTGGCACTGTTCCTCGAAAGTCTGGATCAACCGCTTGTCTGACTTTTTAGCCCACCGGCCAAAATATAGCTCCGCGCCGTCATTCCAGGAGTCGGCCATTGTTTGGTTGATCTTAGGCACCATGCCCTTTTGATCAGGCTTCACTCTGGACTGAAAGTTGAACCCGGTGCTGACAACATGGTTAGCTATTCGATGGATCGGCCCAGATACAAAACCGTTGTTCGATTCTAACTGCCTAACCTGATTCCTTAATGCTTCAACACTTGGACTAATAGCACCTGTTGGGGAATTATGGGGGCTTAGGAAGTCATGGCGTAAACGGCCACCGGAGACAGCATCGAAGGACCGTTGATTTTTAGGGGTTATCTTTTCCAGCCGGTCAAGTCGCCTTTTGGTTACGATCCGGCGGGCGCCGTATGAAGGGAATATGTTTATTATGGCCTTGTCTATTAAATTCATTTAAAACCCTAAACTTGGCTGAAATGGTATGGTTAATTTATTGTTTTTGCTTATGTTTTCTTTAAAACCTACGATGTCGAGAATAAGATACCATGCTTGAAGGATCTCCCGCGTTTTCAATATTCTCTAAAACAAAGGTTTTCTCATATAGCGCGATCAGCTCGTCATAATTTGTGTATCGCACTCTACGCGAGCCTTTATAATATTCTGCAACACAAGGACTTCCTGCCACATGATTAGCTATCGCATCTAAAAGGGCGGTTCTTAATGCCACCCATGTAGTGAAGGCTGTTGCCATTTAAATCCCTATCTCCCACTTGTGCCCACATTCTCGACACCGATATAGCGCATATTCCCTACGCTTTAGCATCGTAACAACCGGCATAGCCCGGCACTCAGGACATACGCGCGGCTTTTGGTAGCCGTAACGTGCCATTCGATCTTGGATTACTTCTACCTGGGGGGCTGCGATTAGTTCTGGGGCTGGGGCTTCCACAACCTCAGGGAGTTTCACAAAGGCTGGATAATTAGCAACCTGCTTTACCTTTGCCTTGGAAGCCGGTTTTACCTTTTTGGGCCTACCACGTTTCTTTGCCAACGGACGCTCCTATTAGAATTAGGTTAGTATTACTCACCCCACTACTTTCAACCACTTACGTCACTTTAGGTACTGTCCAGGTTAGTGACACTCACTAACCTTTTTAAACCCTCGAATACCCGGTCGTGGCCTATCCAAGCAAGCAGGAAATATCAGGCGCAGTTTTGGTTGCCAGCCATTGCATAACTACTTTGCCACATAAAACCTGTTTATCCGTTACACTCTGAGCTTTATGACCAATTATAGGCCTCAGAGTTGATCGGCGCCCGGTCATCCGTCAATCTATGGCGCCCTACCTGCTGGTCGTATCATACCCTGGTTTAAGTCGAACCGTGGTGTAACCTAACCGCTGATTCACAGCTTATGTCAATTTTGATATAAGGTTTTATCCCTCCTAAAAAAAGAAAGGGACCGGGCCACCTTACTCCCGGCCCCTTTTGGGGAAGGAGGAAATGCATATGTCTATATTTTGTATAGTCTAAAAGGAAAAATCAAGGGGGTACTTTTCATATCTTACCGTTTTGGACGGTATTAGATAGGTTTTGATGTTTAGGCGGTATTAGTGGGTAGTGTTTAGATAGATTAGAAACAAATAAGATTAGTTGTCTTGCAGATCCAGAATGATCCATGTTTTGATGCGGATATGCCCGGAAGGAAGCCGAAACCATGCGTCAGGCGGGATAACGGCATCCTCCGGGGCTTCGAGGGATAGGAATTTATATATGGTTTGCTTCGAGATGCCTAACAACTTCGCTGTTGCGCCTGTGCTGTATGATGCTTCAAGTTTTTCCACTATCTCAACCACTCCTTTTGCGAAACTTTAGGCAATATGTTTTTACTCTTTTCCTTCGATTTGCCATTTGCAGGGGCTTGTTGAGGGGGCCTGATCAGATGAACACCACCTCCAGGCCACTCAGGGTCAGCCAGGGCGTGGGCAAGGGTCTCACAATCCAGTAAATGATTGTCCTTCCTCACCTGTATCCATTCTTCAACCCCTTTCTGGTTTAGTCGCTTTTCCTCTGCTAATATCTGTTTTGCGTAGTCAATCCCCGTCTGTGAGTGCAAATAAGCCCCTTGTGGTAGCCCCTCAACAGCCCTATCAAGCCTATAATGAAACATATCTTTTAGCCGTTCAGTATCCAGCATTATCAGCCTGATTCCCCCCGGAATTGCCTTACCTGAAGGGGTTTTGTCTATGTTTTGACCCATTTTTAGCTTACTTCCCAGTGGTACAGAAGAGCCCTTTGTAGGGGCTACCGGGCACCCTCTACCGGCCATATTCTGAATTAGCCACATATAGGCCTGTTCTGTCATAGATGTGTTTTCAGATGCGCCTTTGCCCCCTCCTGTATCTAATGCGGCCCGCCATATCCTTAGACCCACAGGCTTTGAACCTTCAAGGGGATAAATAGTATCAAAAAGCAGATTTTCGATGTCTTTCCAGGTAGGTAGGTAGCCATAGTGTATCAACCATGATGTGTAATCTGTGGCCCAGGCCCGGACAACAAACCAGAAACCGGCAAGTTGCATATCAATCCCACAAGTTAGGGCCACCGCTTCCGGTGGGATTAGCTGAGGCGCCAAATCGCACCGGGCTTTTAATATCGTTTCTTCTGTGGTGGTTGTAATGACCTGCTTCCAGGGCTCGGCAAGAGTGGAATTGATAAACCCCTGAAGCTCCTCATTGTCTTTCTGACAGTCTATCCAATCATGTACGAGCTTTGGGATATCCCCGGACTTGCCAAGCAGGGAATAAAGCCTGTTGATATGATAACCGACCTTGCGCGGTGGGTAGTCAATAGCTGTCCTGGCTACCATCTTACCTTTTTCAACCGCGTTATTCTTTTCAACGGTTGACCAAATAGCTCCGCACTCCCCGCAGGCATACCCTGCCGCATCAATCTGCCCCAAGGTGGCCTTTGACCCACCTTCCCATACCACGCCCCCTATATTGTGCCTTGTGCCGTCCTCGGCCCTATATTGCCCCTCCTGGAACTCTAAAGCATAGTCTTTATGCCAACGTAGAGGTTGCATCTGTCCACAGTGACCACATGGGACATGAAAATCATAGATTATATCACAGGTTTCCAACTGTTTTGTAATGTTGCCTTCTTCTATGGTGGGAGTTGATAGAAGCAAAATCAATCTATCAAAATATGTCTCTGTTCGCTCAATAGCCAATTTAATAGGCGCGGCTTCTTTGGTGGTTGTCACTGCCTGGTATCCCGGCTTATCAACTTCATCAAGGATCAATAGGCCGTACTCAAAAGTAGCAAGACCAGCTACGCTACTGGCCCATGCCAAGTCAACATTCACATCGCCTATAAACTGCAATTTATCTTTGGTCAACTTGACAATTTTGGATTTGAGGCGCGGGGAAGCCTTGCAAATGGTCTTGAGGCGTCTTTCAAAAACCTTGTGAGCTGTTTTCTCATCAGCCATTACGATTAAGGCAGGGCGGGGCTTTTGGTCTGAGTGATAAAATACAATCCCATAGGTGAGGTAGCTTCCCCCTATCTGTGCCGATTTACAGACAACTACAATTTCAACACTTGGCTCCAGGCATATATCGGCGATCGGTTTCAGGTATGGCGCCCTGATAAACCGATAAGGCCCCTTCTCTGCCGAATCCCCGGCCAGGATGATATCCCGTTCCATCCATTGCGATATTGTCAGGTCTTCAGGTGCTCGGCAAATCTGGAGCTCTGCTGTTGACCATTTGATTTTATGTTTTAGATTTTTTGGCATTTTTTCTCTTTGGCTTAGCCTTTTCGCGACACTCATTACATAAGGCTATAAAAACAACATGATAACGATGTTCATTTTCCGATTCACGGGAAAACGACGTATAAAGTGCTTTAACTTCATTTATTTGAGATAGGGTTTTGTATTTACTACATCCGTCACATTTGAATAATTTACATCCGTGGTATCTTTTCATCACTCTCCTTTCTTACAATACCAATCCCGCAACCTGTTATTCTCAGTCTTGATTATATCCCGCATCTGCGCCTTGGTCTTACCCTCCAGTAAAGGTGGTAGTCGATCCTG